CCTGCGTTTCTTGATGATATGGCTCAGCGTGGGGTTGAATTCGCCGAAAGCCCCGGTGGGTTAAGTGATGAACAAATTGCTTTGCTGAATATTCTTACAGATACATCGACGAATATTAACCTTGGTGCCCGCCTTCGGAAAGCGGGCGTCAAGCCTTCAACTTTTAAAGTCTGGAAAAGGCAGCGTGCTTTCTCAGAAGCACTTAATCGCATTACGCAAGTAGAGCGTCAAGATGCTGCTGATATGGTTGACCTTGCACTTATTGCTAAAGCACAGAGCGGCGACTTGCGCGCTATTATGTACTTTAATGATTTGGTTGGTCGTGGGCCTAATGATAAGAAGGCCGTAGACGCAATGCAGTTCTCGAAGGTAGTATTGGAAGCAGTAATGCAAGTAGTTAAAGATCCTGCAATGCTCAAAGAGATTTCGGCTCGTATTGAGATTGCATCTAAACAACTGGGGAGTTAATCATGGGGCATTTGCGTAGCGTTAAAACGCAGGAAGAAGCAGAGCTTGAAATCGAAAGTAGATTTGTAGCTCATAAGACTTACGATATCCAAAACAAAAAAATGGAGAACGTTAGGGATGAATGCCTCGCAACTGCGCGGCATATTGTTCGTAATGTTCCCGAAGGACGTGAACAAGCCCTAGCACTTACTGCGCTGGAGGAAGCAATGTTCTGGGCTAATGCGGGAATTGCAAGGGAGATGCATTAATGGTACTCGTACTTAGTCCCACAGGGATTGAAAAACCGGATGGACCAGAACAACATTCCCGAGCACTTCTTAATCGTAACTTTGATCGAACAAATGCTATTGAAGTAGCTCGTAGAGCTAACTCTAATATTCCTTTTGGTCATGCTGGTTGTATTGCTGGATTCCAAACTATTGCTGGATCAGATGTAGCTGTAACTATTGACGATCAGGAACTTCGTGGAGGGATGACATTCGAAGCTCTTTCAGGTGGACGTTTCGTTATTCCTCGATCTGGACTTTATGAAGTTCGAATTAAAGCTTATGCAACCGAAGCATCTGGTTATGACTTTATGTTTGCTGCTTATAAGAACTCCGTAAAAATTACAGGTACGGAAGTCTTTGATTATAAGCAGACAACGTCTGATTATAAACAGCACGCTATTTGCACGATCCCTTTGGTTGCTGGAGATAAGATCGGTCTTGGTGCAACTACTCCAAATAAAACATGGGGAACTGATGGATATAATGGAGCTTGGCTCGAAGTTAAGTTCTCGATGGAGTAATCATGGCTGAAATGGAAGGTAGACCAGAACCTAGAGTCGTTTAAGATTTACAAACTAATGATGATGTAAATCAAGATAGGGATGCTCACCATCACACTTTAGGTATGGGTCCTAATGAAGCCGCCGCTGGTTCACATAATCATCGTGGATCAGATTCTGTTTTATTGCTTCAAGATATAGAAATAACTGGAAGCCGTGGAGGAAACACTGCTCTAGCTTCTGTGATCGCAGCTTTGGTAGAGTTGGGAGCAAAGGATTCCTCTACCGCTTAGAAGGCTGTTATGGCTAGAAAAATTCAACAACAAGAGGTCAGCCTGAGTCAGATGTTGGCTCAGGCTGCTTCTGATTTGGCGACAGTTTCAGTCAAGCCAAATATGATGCTCTATAAGCCACACGATAAACAGTGCCTCTTTCACGGAAGTATGTTGCGTGAAAAGCTCTTTATCGGTGGTAACCGTTCTGGTAAAACCGTAGCAAACATTATGGAATGCGTTTGGTGGATCACCAAAAAGCATCCTCTCCGACCTGACGTTAATGCAATCGTCGAACCTATTCGTGGCCGTTATGTTTCGGTGTCGAATAAAGAAGGTATCGAAATGATTGCTATTCCGTACTTTAAGCAGTTCTTGCCTAGTTCCGAACTTATTAACGGTAACTGGGAAGAAAGCTATGATAAGTACATGAAAACGCTAACGTTGGCGAACGGATCATTTATCGAGTTTATGTCCTATGAACAGGACCTCGAAAAGTTTGCTGGTACTTCCCGTCATTTTATTGCTTTTGACGAAGAGCCCCCACAGGCTATCTTTATCGAATGTCGTATGCGTTTGGTGGATACAAAGGGTTCGTGGTGGATTTCTATGACACCTGTTGAAGGTATGTCATGGATTTTCGATATTATTTACGAACCTCACCAAGCTGGCGAACGACCACAGACATTAGTTCAAGAAATTATTTCCACTGAGAACCCTCATTTGGATTCCGAAGAAGTGGATGCTGCTCTTGAAGGTCTATCAGATAATGATAAGATTGCCCGTAAAGAAGGAACATTTATCGAACTTGGCGGTAAAGTTTATCCAAGTTTCTCTCCTGCTATCCATAAAGCTGCGGAGTTTATTCTTCAACCATGGATGACTGTTTATGCAAGTTACGATCATGGTTGGCGTCACCCTGCCGCTTGGCTCTGGCACGCAGTTGAACCTAATGGTCACGTTACGACTTTTCATGAGATAATCGTTTCTGAACGGACTGTGAAAGAATTAGCTGAGGAAGTAAAAGAATACGAAAAAAACTTCCTCGCTAAGAAGGGCATCACTGTTGTTATGCGTCCTGCTGACCCCGCCACAGGGCAGACAAGCGGCATCAACGGCATGTCCATTCTCCAGACTTACGCTCTGGAAGGGATTTATTTAGCTACTGAAAACATTCCTAAAGGACCGGGTTCAGTGGAAGTTGGACTAGATAAAGTTCAGCAATATCTTAAACGTGACCCTGATCCAGAAGAATATGGACGGCCGTTCTGGCAGTATCATGATTGTCCAACTCTGGAAAAGCAAATGGCTCGTTTGCGTTGGGCCAAATATACATCGAAGAAACTTACATACGAGAACGCGCCCCGCAAAGAGATACATAAAAAAGATGATGATGGACCTGATTCATTGCGGTATTTCTTTACGCTGATGCCTGACTTGTATATCCCTAAGACGAATGAAATAAAGAAGCCTGTTACCTCTGTGGGTATGCATTCCGCAACACCTTATGCAACTCCCTGGAATTCATATTCGGGAGCAAATGGCGAGCTATTGCCAGAAGGCTCAGGAAATTATACAGTATATGAAGGTACAGATCTCTATGCTCTGGAGAACCTTTAGTCCCTTGAAAGGGGAATATAATGGCTGAAAAGGAACTGACAGCTGCGCAGCTTAAGGAAAAGCTCGATCTTGTAATGCAGGAAAACACCCTGCTTAAGTCTGCTGGTAATCACGATCTTTCGTGGTACCAGAAAGAACTTGATACCAAGGATAAGAAACTTACGCTTGCTGAAGCAGAAATTAACTCTCTTAAGCAGAAGCGTCAGCTGGACGAAATCGAAAAAGAAACGATTGCTAATGATCGTGCCAAAGAAGAAGAACAGACTCTTGGCATGTTTAATCAGAGCGAACATACTCGTTTCCGTCTTTTGGAGTCTCCTACTGTTCGGGATATCTTCGGCGATGTAGTTAATCCCGTATTTGATCTGGGTGTTGAACTTTTGCACTATACTGGTCCAGTTCAGATTCCCGTTGGACACGTTATCGAAATGGCTACCTCTATTGGTATGCTTACTGTTGAAGAAGTTGAAAAGCTGCAAGAAAAGCTTGCTGTTTCTGTAGCTAAGAATGAATCTGCCGCTATTCTCGGAACGGAACTTACTCGTGGAATTTCTGACCTTGTCGATAAGTTTTACGGCGATCTTGATTCTGTTACTGCTATTGTTGAAGAATCAGATGAAGCAGACGCAGACGACGCAAGCGGAGAATCAGAAAAGTCTCCAGCTAACGAATCTAACGCTGATGAAACTGGTGGATCGGCAGACGGCGATAATAGCCTCGAAAACTCCCTTGGAGTTTCAAACGATTCAGCTAACACCGAGCTTGTTGACACAAACGGAACCCGAAAACTCCTCGACGAACTCTGAAATTAAATCAGAAGATGAAGAAGCTTTCGATGAATATGTAAAGGGGGGTGACTATGACTACCAGCGCGACGCCTATTTCAGGCTTATTGGGTTCAACCGCGAATAAAGATATGGGTATTCCTCTATCTAATGAAGAGGAACCTATTATCGGGGATAAAGACCTCACCCCCGAAGAACTTGAAATACTTCGTAAAAAAGCTTTGGGAAAGAAATTAGTCGATTGGGTAAAGAGCGAGTACGGTAAGTGCAAAACTTCGCACACCGAAATTCGTAACCAGTGGAATATGAATCTCGCTTTCTATAAGGGAGACCAGTATGTCCAGCTTATGGCTGGCACTGTTATGAAAACTCAAGCTCCGAGTCGTCGGGTGCGCTTGGTAATTAACCGAGTGCGCCCGATGATTCGTACCCAGCTTTCTCAAATGACTTCTCAGGAACCTACAGCAGAAGTTGTTCCAGCATCTACAGATATTGCTGATCTTTTGGCAGCAGAAGCTGGACAAGCTGTTTACGAAAACTGCACTATTGAATACGGCCTTAAAAAGAAGTTCACTTCGGCCGCGTTCTGGCAAGCCACCTGTGGGGTTGGCTATATTAAGACCCGATGGAATAAAGAAGGAAATAAGGGATTAGGTTGCCATGAGTATTCGGCACCCTCTCCTTATCACGTTTTGGTACCTGAACTTTTGGTGGAAGATATTGAGGACCAGCCTTATGTCCTGAATATCTTTACTAAGCCTTTGGAATGGGTAAAGCAGACTTATGGTGATTTGATCCCTAAGAACCATAAGCCTTCTGTAGTTTCGACAACTGAAATTATGGAAACTCAATACCTGAACGTTAAGCAGTCAGGTCGTGGTTCTGAACCGGATGCTTGCTTGTTTATTGAAGCTTGGATTAAGCCAGGAACTCACCCTGATCTGCCTAATGGTGGTCTGCTGACAATCGTTGACGATATCCTTATTCAAGCTTGCATGGAGGAACTGCCGTATTCTCACGGTCAGTATCCTTTCACTAAGTTTGATGGTGTTCCTTCTGGTGCTTATTACCACACTTCTGCGATTGAAGACTTTATGCAATTGCAGATGGAACTTAATAGGAACAGGTCCCAGCGAGCAGAAGCCAGAAACCTAACTTCCCGTCCACAGTGGATTAGTCCGCGTGGTGTTATCGATGTTTCCAAGTGGCGTAATGAACCCGGACAGGTTCTGGAATATACGCCCGGTATTGGTAAGCCGGAAGTTATGCCTATTTCTCAGCTTCCAGCTTATGTAGTACAGGAAGAAGAGAATATCCTCCGGGATATGGAAGATGTTTCTGGTCAGCACCAAATTAGTAAGGGTCAGAATCCCACAGGCGTAACGTCTGGAACTGCTATCTCATTCTTGCAGGAAGCAGATAATAGCTTTATGGCTACTGTCTATCTTTCAATTGAGGATGGGATGCAAAAGATCGGTAAGCAGACTCTTATGCTTGCTGTTCAGTATTGGGATTCTGCTCGTACCATTAAGGTAACTGGTCAGGATAATACTTTCTCAGTTAAGCAACTTCGTGGTGCTGACATTAACAACG